GCCCTGCGGGAGTGGTACACCCATCTGAGCTTCAATCCGACGGCGGTACTCGAATGCTACATGCTCTGCAATATGTGCGGCCGCCGCAGCGGCAACCGCCGGGGCTGTCGGGCTCTGACCAATTAACTGCTGGATATGTGGGTCTTGCTGCGCCGCCAAGTGCGCTTTCAGATGCGACTCATGGTCTTGGTATGCAAACGCCTTAATGGGTTTGCCCATGATGACATTCATGTTCTCCGCAATCGGGTCTTGAGGCATCTGATCAGCGCTAGCCGGAATTAGCTTCGCCACGTTTTTAACCCCAAGGGTTTCCAGCATCTGGCGATTAAGCTCTACCTGATCATAAAGCGTAGGGTTTGCTTGGGCCATCTGGATAACCGCCTGATACTGGACTACGCGTTGCGACATGGTAGCCGCGTTCGGGTCTGAGACAGGGATGATCTCAGCGATTTCGTAGTCTGCTTGCTTGATCTGGCGGCCTTCTTCAACATCGTAATCATACTCAGTAGGCAACTGATCTTTGATGATGTCCTTCAATAAGCCAAGTTCTTCCTTCAGGGCCGCGTGCAGGCGAGCCTGAATCGCGCTCATCACCTTGAGGCTGCGTTCTAGAATAGCAAGTGTTGTTCCAACCGGTGCTTCTTGATTCATATCAGCCGCATTCAGGTCGCTGACCGCAGCCATGCGTCGGCCTTCTTCTACAATCTCATTGAATAGTGCGAGTAATGTTTGGCTTGGCTCTTTGAATGGGAGCGGTAGTAAACTATCACGCAGTGTGCCTGATGGTACGTCTACATCGCGGAACTCACCGGGTTGCAGCGGATCACTATCACGCTGTACACGAACGCCCTTGGTCTTAAACCCAGCCGGCAAGTTTGCCAGTGTGCCCGCATCAACAAGCTGACGCAGCAACGAGGTCGCGCTATTAGCAAAGCCGCCTACCAGATGAACCAGTCCCATACCGTAGAATCCAAAGCCCGGGATATATATGTAGTGCACAAAATGCTGCACGCGTACCTTTGCCTTATCGTCTATTTTCCAATTGCGGTATATCGACAGAATCTCTTTGGTTTGCTTATCGAACGTGACTACGAATGGCAGCATGATGCCAGTCTCGTCTCCGTTCTCATCCACGTCTTCGTAGCCTTCAATCTCCAGATCAACGTGCATTTCGATCAGCTCAAGGCGGTCATCCTTGATAGACACCACGCCGGTAATCTTATCCTGCGCGTTGCGCTTATTATTCTGTACAGGCTCTTCAAGGTCTACATCGCGGTAGAATCCTGCGACCTGCAGCTTCTTGATATCGTTGAGTGATTTGCGCATACGATGCGCGAGACGGGGTGCCGTGGATATATCTGTTGCACCATATGGGGCAATAAGGTCCTCCGCAGATACAAAAACAGAGGTTTGACGGTCTAAACTAGGGTCAAAATACACTTTCTTGAACGCCGAACCCATAATCGCCAGATTCCACAGCATTCGCTCATGCTCGGGGCGATATTCCTTCATTTGGGTCGTAATACGCCAATTCATGTCCTCTTCGACACGTTTTGCTGCCTTATCCTTGATCGGATCAGGCTTTCCGATGACTGTAGACTTACAAATCCCCTGTGCAGAGAATATTTCAGTGATACTTTCGGCCTGAAAACGTACCGCAGCCTCCGCCATGAGGGGGTGAACGACCCCGCAGGCGCCATCCCACGGTTCTGTACGCTCTTCAATACCCAAACCGAGTAGTTTTACGCCTTCTTCATACGTTTTCTGCCAATCCGCACGGGATAATAGGTCATTATCATATAATTCGGCTACTTCCTCAGCGATTTCACCCAGAATTGACTCATCCAAGTCCTCCGCAAGGTTCTTATAGAAGTCTGTGTGACGTTCTTCCTCGTTCAGAGGCTCTTGTTTAGTAGCTTCATCGTCCGCTTCGCCGTCCTCACCGGGCAAAATCACCTCGATATCGCCGAGGTCAACCTCGCCTGTGAGCTGTTTACGTGTATCTTGGTGCATCGAGGGGACAATCATAAGCTACTCCTAATAGTATTTGTGCTTCCGCGGGTACATAGACTCTTCATCCTGCTCATCCGTCGGCAATTTTATGAAGCCGCCCGTTCTGAACCGGCGTATCGCCAGCGTCATCGCGTCCACTTGGTCATCATGCTCACCGTTCGGGAAGTCGGAGCACTCCTCAACAACCTCCATTGCCCAGCGCCGATCCGTCGGCGCCCAGACCAAACCGGAGCTGAATATATCAGAAACAGAGTTGACGCGCGCGATTTTATCATTACCCTTACCCGGAGTAAACTCAGATACCGGCACCCCGGCGTGGCGCAACTCTTGGTACAACACTGAGCCTGAGCTCTTCTTCTCAATCACGAACGTATCCGGGTCCCACTTCTCATACTCGGCGATCATCGCCTTTTTAAGCTCTGGGTACTCCATGCGTTTCTTCCAAGCCTCAAGCAGGATGATGTTGGCAACTGGCGCCCCGCGGCCGGTATCCTCGTAGAACACACCCCACACTTGGAACGCATTATAGTCCGCCCGGTTGTGCGCTTCCTGCGCCGCGTCCAGACTCATGATCACATACTCGCAGTCAGGCGGGTCTTCCTTATCCCAAACCTGCCACCATTCCCGCTTTATCATCGCCCCCTCTTCAGACGTCGGGGACTGCATATACTGCGCCTGCCAATATTGCGGCGCCATATTCTGTTTCTTCTGCAGTAGCGCCTCAAGCGGCCACCGCTCAGGCCACAAGGATTTCTCGTGGTCCGTACCGGTATTTAGTATTGCGGGGAACTCAACCACATCCCACTGCTCGGCATCCGGGTTTTTTGCCATCTGTGTCTGCAGCCGGCCGATCAAATCACCTTTGTGCCATCGTGTATGGATTATTATGCACGCGCCATCTGGCGCCAGACGTTGCAATGGACCAGTCTGAAACCAAGCCCATGCGTCATCAAACACATCGGTGTTACCCGCCATGACAACTTGTTCTGAGAACGGATCGTCAATTACCACCAAGTTCGCACCCCGGCCGGCCAGCGCACCGCCCACGCCTACGGCGTAATACTCACCGCCGCCTGATGTGCTCCACTGCCCTGCGGCCTTTGAGTCTGCTTTAAGTTCTACGTCTGGAAAAATCGTCCGGTACTCTGGGGTATTGATCAAATCACGTACTTTGCGTCCGAAGCCGGTAGCCATATCACCGGTGTGCGATGCCATGATGATCCTGCGGTTGGGAAACTTGCCGAGGTACCACGCCGGGAATAGATAGGATGAGACAAGGCTTTTACCAAACCGCGGTGCAACCGATATTAGAATCCTTCGTTTTTCTCCCCGGGCAACGGCATCCATCAGGGCCGCTAGTTTCCTGTGGTGCGGCCCGACCATGAATATCTTCGGCTCAGTTTCAATCTGCAGCACAGGTGCTACGCGATGTGCGAACGCAAGGAGCGAATCTTTAGCGGTTACCGCTTCTTTACGGTCTACAAGTTCTTCGAGGAGCGCAAGCGTTTCTGCCTGCTCATGCACAGGCAGCTTGTGTATGTTCCCCATGATCGCCCGCAGTTCTTCTGCGGAGAAGTCACTAAGGATCGACATGGTGCTGTTCTTTGGACTCGTTCAGAATCTCGGTGTACTCCATCGGAAGCAGGGTCTGCAGTTTCGCGTGCAGTTTAGCCTCCAGACTTTCGATCGGCATCGTCTTAACCGTTACCTCAGTGCGCTCTGTGAACAGACCGACCTCCGTTATGGTACCGAGTAACTGTAGCGCACGCAGTCTCTGTGTCGCAGGCATCTTTGGGTCAGACTCTTCCAGCAACCGGTTGGTTACATACTGCCGCATCTGGGCAGCATCACGTACTACTTCGTAGTCGTACTCCCCCATCATCGCCGCGAGTTTAAGCACGATGCCCGGGCGGTTCAGTGTGTTGGCCTGTATAGGCAGTTGTTGGATAACCCGATTGAACTGCTTGGTTGCTGTCTGCTCTTCCTCGTCGTCGAGCGAAGCTTCTAACCCATGCTGTAGCAGGGCGGCCGTCGTCTTTACCCGGGCATGCAAATCCTCCCGGTCATTCTTGGCTTGGTGCATCAGGCTTGTGAGAGGGGCGCGTTCAACCGGGGGCTCGTAAGCTCCTAGGTCTTCAGGCATATCAAGCAAATGGG